TCTGCAACTGAAGCTCCTGAACTACCCAAGGGTGGGGAAATATAAATAAAACATAGTAAGTATTGACTATTCACATGGATGAACTTATGGATATGATGGTATCCGATGAATCTCCTTCGCAAATCAGCGACAAGATCAAGGATATCTTAATGGGAAAAGCTGCTGAGAGGATTGATGCATTTCGTCCTATGGTAGCAAATGGTGTATTTGGTGAAGATGACATTGAAGTTGAAGATGGCGAAGAGGAAACTCTCGAAGTCACCAACGAATTAGAAACTACTGAAGACGAAACCGAAGAGGAGTCTGAATAATGGCACATCGTACAGTTGGTGCTGGACAAAGTATTACCACAGGTGGCACTGCTCAAAAAAGCGGTGCAATTGCTGTAAAATCTAGCGTTTTAAGAATCACCGCCAGAGGCAGTGATGCTCATGTAGCTATTGGTACTGAACCAACCGCAACAGCTACAGATTACATTATTCCCTCTGGAACGAGTGAAACTCTAGGTATTACTAAAGCATCTCAGAGAGTTAGAAGTATTACAAGTTCAGGTACAAAAACAATTGTCACTTGTCCCGAAGGCACTCAACAACCATTTGGTGTAGGAGATTGCGTTACTCTTGAAACAAATCTAGCAGACAGCAACTGGGCAACGATTATCAGTCATGTTGGCGTTGATAGTGTTGATCAAACTGCCGATTATGATGGTACTTATAGCACTAGAGTAACCTTAAGTGCTAATACAAGTGGTATTTCTACAGCATTCTCTGATAATGACGCCACTCTTCGTAGATCGATCAAAGTAGGTGCTATTGCCACTGCTGCTGGATCTATTTTCATTCAACAAGTACAAACTACCGGAGTAGCCTGATGAAACTTATCAGAGAAGAAATCGAAACAGTTGAATTTCTTGTAGAGTCTAAGAACGGCAAGAAATCAATGTATATTGAGGGAATTTTCCTTCAAGGAAACATTAAAAACCGTAATGGTAGAATGTATCCTATGGAAACTCTTCGTAAAGAAGTTGGTAGATATAATGAAAATCACGTTCAAGCAGGTAGAGCACTTGGTGAACTTGGACATCCCGATGGACCTACTGTCAACTTAGATCGCGTATCTCACAAAATTGTTTCTCTGAAAGAATCTGGATCTAACTTCGTCGGTAAGGCAAAAATCCTCAATACCCCCATGGGTAAGATTGCATCTTCTCTTGTAGAAGAAGGTGTAAAACTCGGTGTTTCTTCTAGAGGTATTGGTTCACTTAAAATGACACGCGAAGGTGTCAATGTTGTAGGTGACGATTTCATGTTAGCAACTGCTGCTGACATCGTTGCTGATCCTTCTGCTCCCGATGCTTTTGTTGAGGGTATTATGGAAGGAAAAGATTGGGTATGGGATGGAGGTATTCTTCGTGAGAAGTTTGCAGAAAAAACATACAAAGAGATTAACACACTTGTTACTCAAAAACAACTCGATGAGAAGAAATTAGATCTTTTCAGCGACTTTCTTAATAGCATCTGATATTAAGTATAAAATATATTAATTTATAAATAAATATAGTTTTTAAAAAACGGATACGGAGCTGTTCAAATGTCTCGTGGCACAAAATTACAAGAAATGGAAGTAGGCAATGTAAAGCAGTCCAAAACTGCTGCTAACGCTAACGCCAAACCTGGCGATGCTATGCCCACTCTGTCCGGAACAACCCCTGGACAGACTGGTACATACGAAGATCTCGGAGGTCCTACCCCCGAGAATTACAAGCCTGATGATGACTCTGCCAAGTTAAGTACACCTGGCAAAACCCTTAAGCAAGTTAAGGATGTCGTCAACGCAAAGGCTAAGCCTGCTATGGCAGCTCCTGCCGAAGAAGTAGAAACCGAGGAACCCGTGATCGAAGAAGAAGAAACAGTAACCGATGAGGTAGTCGCTGAAGAAGAGACTACTGAAACTGTCGCTGAGTATAATGTCGAAGAAGATGTTAATGCTCTTCTTAGTGGCGAGGAACTCACCGAAGAATTCAAAGAGAAAGCAAAGACTATCTTTGAAACAGCAATCGCTTCTAAGGTTGCTACCATTGAGGAAGCAATCGAAGCTAAGTACGCTGCTGCACTTGCTGAAGAAGTTGAAGCAGCAAAAGAATCACTCGCTGAGCGTGTAGATTCTTATCTTGAGTATGTCTCTGACGAGTGGTTTGAAGAAAACGCACTCGCCATTGAGGCAGGACTCAAGACTGAAATGACTGAATCATTCCTTGAAGGA